CCCATCGTCTAGCCGGCCCAGGACAACGGCCTTTCACGCCGTCGACAGGGGTTCAAATCCCCTTGGGGACGCCAAAGATTTCACTGCGTTACAGAAGCGCTTTATTATTGGAGTCTGTTGTTTACAGACCCATGTTTACAAAATGCCTCGCGGGGTTCCGGCCTGCGGGGCATTTCCATTTCCAGCAGCTGTTCGGCTGCGATCCCTATACTGCTCTCGCCCAGAGCGTCCATCATGACGCTCCGATCTCCGTACAATCCGGCGCTGCGGACATAGATGTCCGTCGTGGTGGCACGGCTATGCCCCATGAGCGTCTGGGCCACGGCCAGCCCGCCGGCAGTGAATGTTATGGCTGCGGCCTTGTGGCGCAGAGCGTGGAAGCCGAAGGGCTTGACCCCTGCCTTGCGGCACAGGCGCGGCATCAGTTTGCTGCGCTGCTGGAAGGGCTCTCCAAGCATCCCGTCGCAATGCTCCTGCATGAAGACGTTATCCACCACGCAGGGGCGGACGGCCTGCCACCAGCGCAAAGCCTTGGCCAGTTCCGGGTGCATGGGCACCCAGCGGGCCCGCGAGCTTCCGTCCCGGCCCTTGTGATCCACCAGCCGGATGCTCCCGGAATCGAAGTTGACATCCGACCAGAGCAGGCGGAACACCTCGCCCCGCCGCGCCCCGGTGTAGTAGTACGTCAGGAGCATCACCAGATCCTGACCGTGTGCCTGCTGGAGGACTTTTATCACGTCCTCCTCCGGGGGGACATAACGCACCCCGGCTTCCACAGGGAACGGCCTGATCCGCTCCAGGGGGCAATGCGCCTGCGGGAAGCCCGGCAAGCCGCTGTCCACAGCCCAGTTCCATGCTGCCAGCAGGTTCTTGCGGTAGACGTTGGCCCTCCGTGGGCCGCGTTCACTGGCCACCTTGGTCAGAAACAGCGTCCATGTATTGCGGGTCAGGTCTCCGATGCCTGTCAGCCCTGCCTCGCGGCAGTAGCCGAACAAAGCCTGCATGACCGTCTGCTTTTCCGTCAGTGTGATCCGCGACATGGTACGCCCCGCATGGTCAAGATATGCTTCGCCCCATGCCAAGAGCAGCCCGAAGCCCGTGAGGGTCTTCCGCTGCCGCTCCCGCAGCTCCAAAAATTCTTTTTTTCGCTCGACCTCCCATGTCTTGGCCGCCATCCACTCCGGGCCTTTGCTGCGGCCCGGAGGGAAAACCTTGCTGTCCACCTGCTGGCCGTCGATGACGACACGCGCCAGCCAGCAGTTCCCCCGGCTCTTGAGTTTCGTGGGCATTGAAGAACTCCATCACTGTGCCCCAGCGAAACCGCCAGCGTCTTCCAAAGCGTTTGCCGCCGAGCTGGAAGGCTACCCGCCGCACGGTTCGGCGGTCAAGTCGCAAGGCAGTGGCGACCTCGTCCAGAGAAAGCACATCATCAGCTTCCCAGACAGGCATGGGATACACTCCTGCGCCGGATGTCCGGCTACCTCTTCACGTCGTTTGGCCAGCCGAAATACTCCGGCAGCATCTCCGCGTCCGGAGCGGCCATATCCGCCTCGCTGACGCGGACTTTCCGGCGCTCCCGCTTGTCGCGGGCCATGAAGTGGCTGTTGATCTTGCGCGCCCGCTGCAAGGACGTGCGGGTCTCCTCAAGCTCCTGATGGATCGCGGCGTTCTCCTCCTGCAGGACGGCCAGCTTGCGGGCCTGATCCTCAAGCTCCTCGACAGTGGATTCCGAGCGCAGCAGGCCGACCAGCTCCATGATCTCCCCCACATAAAGGGGCTTGGGGTGCCGCTTGCGGTAGAGGGTGCAGCGGTAGTTTTCGTCGATTTTCAGCATCCCGCGCGGCCCGAAGACCTGCCCGCGCCGGTTGATGCAGTATCCCGGATAATGAGGGACGGGATAGCACGGGATCTCATGCGCGGTCGTCATGGCTCTCCTCCTCCGGCTCCACGAACACGAGCCTGCCGTCCGTGATCCACGACTCCGCCACGCTGAACCGGCGAGAAAGCCCGCAGTGGGGACAGCGCCACTCAAGGAGCAGGTGGAACTCCTGTCCGGCCCCCTCAGAGTAGCGACGCTCCACGAGGCAGACGGCCCCGTCCGGCGGGCTTGTGATGTTTCCGCAGCGCGCGCGGGAGAAGTCTGCCGACGTGACGTGCTTGCCCGTGTAATCCTTCTTGTAGCGGGGCGTGGCGACACGGCGCCATCCGGGGGCGATCTTTTGCATCATCTGGGCAGACATGGCTACATCACCTCCAGAGCGTCCTCGATGTTCGAGGCAGCGTCCGTGAGGGAATCCACGGCTTCCTCCAGCTTCTCCAGCAGTTCTTGCATCTGCTCGCCCTTTTCCGATTCCTGCCAGCGTTCGCTGCGGCTGTCGTAGCGTTCCTGTTCGGCATCCACGAACTCGCGCAGATCGCTGGCGATGCCGTCGATACGGCTCTTGAAGCCATCGAGCTTCGCACGTCGGCTAGTGGACATGGGCTGCCTCCATTTGCTGGCGGCCAGCGCAGATGAGGGGCAGCAGAGCCATGATCTGGCGGAAGTTCGCCATGATGCGCACCCGCTTGCCATCCAGGGTCACGATGTAGGTGGCCTGATTGACAGCCGTACCGGGTTGGGAGTAATTCTTGCTCATACCATTTGCTCCTTCGGGAGTTTGGCCCCTTGGCTGCTGCAACAGCCAAGGGGCTTTTTTATTTGGCGGCCTGCGCCCTGTCGCTGAGTTCCATCACTCTCAGGATGGCGGACAGGGCCATCTGGCCGTCCCGCGCGATGCGGGCCTGTTCCTCTGCCGTGATGATGCCGTCGTCAAGGCTTTGCGCCACCTGCGCGGCAAACTCGCCGAACTGGCGGACGCTCTCCACCAGCGAGGCAGTGACCTCGTGGCCGCCCGGAGAGACCGGCGGAAGCTCCACATACACACCGCCCAGCTGCCGGGCCAGATGATGCATGGGCGCGGCGCTGCCCGTGACCTGCATGATGGGCAGGACGATCTCCGCCCCCAGCTTGTGGCCCGGCTGCGCCGACAGCTGCGACATCAGCGTGGCGTAGCGCATGCCCAGCGCATCGGCCACGGCCTCGGCGGAGATGCCGTTGGGCGCATACTTGACCGCGTGCTGGCACAAGATCCTGATCTGTTCATCCTGCATTGCGAAAATCCCTTCTTGTCTTGCGTGACGCCCGCCGTGCCGGGAGGCTACTGTTGCCCATTGGCGGCATTTTCCATGTTGCCGTTTTCCAGTCCGGGGAAACGCGGGATCTTGCGGCGATGACCGTATCGCATCTCACAGGGGGACGGCAGCAAGTCCTTGGGAAAGCCAAGTCGAAGAAGAGTGGCGTAATGCTCGTTTTTCCAGATCGTTTCCTTGACCAGCAAGATCCGCGCTCCTGCCGCCGACATCCCCAACTGTTCGCCGATGGCCCGAAACGTGATGTCCCGGTCAGACATCCATCTGCGCAAACGCTTATACCTCGGCTCTTGCATCTCGTTGCTCCTTGAAATGTGTTTTGCTATCGTGTTGCAAAACAAGGTTTACGCGCCCATTTTTTTGAAATTCTAAATATTTTTTCGGATAGAATCAACCGAAAATCGGGCAATATATGGAAAAATTATTTGAACGTATCAGAAAACTCGTTGATTTTTTTGAAAAAAACAACCAGACAGCCTTTGCAAAAAAAATCGGCTGCCAGCAGTCGACCTTCAACGGTTATCTGAATGAAGAAGGCCAGAAAAGGATACGGGTGACCTTGCTGGACGACATCCTGCGTGCATATCCGCAAGTTTCCCGCTACTGGCTTTACTTCGGTGAAGGAAAGATGCTGGCAGAGCCGGGTGCAACGGCCATCCCCTCACAAAAGAAAGAAAAAATCCTGCCACTCACCCCCCATCCCGACGCTCCTGATGATGCCCTGGGACGCATCGCCCTACTGACCGGCATCCGCACGACCAGCGGCCTGGAGCTGCAAAACGTTTTCGGGGAGGATTTCAAGATTCTCAAAAAATTCGTTTCCCGATATGTTCAGGCACGGGAACGCGTGCAAGCGTGGAAAGACGCCGGAGCCAAGGAAGAAGACTATCCCGGTTCGCCAGAAAAGATCCCTGATGAATGGCTCAATTATTTTTGGACGCACTTCGGCCCCAATCCGGGCTGGATACAAAAAGGCCCTCGTCCATGGTCCACGGCCCCGGTGCTGCGGGAGCGTCCCCTGGCTGCGGAGCTTTCCCGCCTGCGCAGCGAAAATGAGGCCCTGCGCAGCGAGCTGGCCCGGCTGCGCGACAGCCTGGGGAAGGTGACGCCGGATCCTGCCCATATGCCGCAGGATGCCCCCTGCGTACCGCTTGGGAAGAACTGAAGCGCAGCACGCTGCAATGATATATGGAGGAACCCTCGCCATGCTGAAACTCTCTCCCCTGCTCCTGAGCCTGCTGACCGCCCTGCTCCTTGCGGGCTGCCATCACGGTCACGGTTGCTAAACATACCGCCGGGACCGGGCCTTTCCCCTCGTATCTGGTCCTGGTTGTTCTTGGCGGCCCTTGATGGGGCGGCCCCGGCGGTTCCGGGCAGGCCCGGAAAGTTGGGTTGTTTGATTAAGTTGTTGAAGTGAGTTTTAACAATCTTTTTTGTCATAATCAACAAAAAAATTTGTCATCATGGAACTGTACGAACGCCTTATCAAACTCACTGAAATCTTTACAGATAACTCCCAAGCAAAATTTGCTAGGAGCATCGGGCTATTTCAGCAGACTTTTCATGGCTATCTCAATCCTGACGGACAACAAAAAATTCGAAAGGTTGTTCTTGATGCAATTTTGACCACCTACCCAGAAGTGAACCGCGATTGGCTTTACTTTGGGGAAGGTGCGATGCTTGCCAGCGACGCCCCGGCAGAAACGGCCACTGCATCTGACTGCCAGCGGCGCATCGCCGAGCTGGAAGCCGAACTGAAAGAAGAACGCGCCCTGAACCGGCGGCTGACGGAACGATTGCTGGAGATGGGGAACAAATAGCGGATAACGGGGGAAGGAATGAGCGAGCGTATTTTTGCCACTCAGGGAGAAGTGCTGGAATTCCTGCACAGCCTGGGGCTGAAGGTTGGGCGGTCAAAGCTCAGCGCTGACTACCGCAGCGGCCGGCTGAAATGCACCTCGGACAAGCAGTTCCGGGAAGAAGAAGTCCTTGCTTACGCCGAGAGCCTCAAGGCTCCTGCGGTACAGGAAAAGGCTGATAAGGCCCAAAAGCTCAAAGCCGAACTGACCAGGCAGAAGGCTCTGCTCTCCTCTCTCCTGGAGGCCGTGCCGGATGATCTTGCCGTGAAGCTGGCCCTGGAAAAATGGCTGGCCAAGAACGGCGATGAGGCGGACGACTTGTGCGAGGCCGTGCGGGAGGCCCTGGGCCGCATGGGAGAAGTGGCGGCTCCCCATCCTGCACCACAGACACCTTTCTGTCCGGCCTCACCCCAGACAGAGGCGCTCTCCACCCCTGCCAAGGCGCTGCCCGAACTGGTCTATTTCGTCCAGGGGAGCGCTTCCACGCCCTATAAAGTCAGGTTCCGGGGAGAAGGGCCGGGCCTGGTGGCTTTTTGCTCTTGCCCGGCCGGAAAGATGAGCAAGACTTTCTGCAAACATGCAGCCGCCCTGTTGAAGGGCGACGCCTCGCGCCTGGTCGACGGCTCCGCCGATCTGGCCGCCCTGCGCTCACGGGCAAACGGCTCCCCCCTGCTGGACAAAGCCCAGGGATATACGGCCAAACCATGGTCACACAGGGAAACCATCGCTGCCCCCGGTGCGCCGGATCAGGGCCTCAAACGCCTGCTCCCCTACATGGATCGCCTGCTGGAACAGACCACGCTCTGGCACGAATACAGCAGCAAGGACGACGGTTCGGAAAGCATCACCATCCTCGTGCAGGAATTCTACAAAAACGGCACGCCGCGCAAGCAGCCCACCCAGCTGCTCTCACTCTCCTATGAGCCCATCAAGTACCAATACGTCCACGGACAATGGAACGATGAGCAGGAAGCCTTTGAAGCCGGGACATACAAGGCTGTAGGCAAGCGCTCCCTCCCTTTCCTAGTCAACAGCACCAATTACGGGACGCTCGATACGGCGTGGACAGCCTTCCTGCAGAAGCTCGAAGAGGTAGCCGCAAGATACGGCGAAAATGATGCGCCTAAGGGATAAACAAAGGCCCCGAAGGCGGATACCTCCGGGGCCATTGTTTTGGGGATCGTAAACCGCTAGCCGGCGGCATAGGCCTGGGCGGCCCGCACCAGATAGGCGGAGCGGGTCAGGCCGCGCGCCTTGGCCTCTTTGTCGATACGGTTACGCATGTATACCGGCATGGAGATATTGACCGGCACCACATTGTCATCCAGAAAATCAAAATTGATGTCCACCAGCATGAGCATACCGCCCGTGGCCAGCCCGGAGTTGGCAATACTGTCAAGCGAAGACGGCACGGGAGGGTCGACCTCTTCGCCTTCCGCCCACAGCTCCACGGCCTCCTGTACGGCGGCCGGGATCTCATCCAAGGTATCCGCAGCACTGAAGCAGCCGGGAAAATCCGGCAGAGTTACGCCGTAGGCGCTATTTGCATCTTTATGGATAATAGCAATATATTTCATAAATGACCTCACAGGAGGGGGACTTTCCCCCTCCGGCTAAAATTTTATCTTCGCCTGAAGCTCGATATTGTGCAGTGTGCCTGGCGGTAAATCTTTTTTGGGATGCGGCACGATGGTCATCCGTCCATCTGGATGCCGCATTTTGATATGGCTGCCTTTTTGGCTTACCTTCACGAATCCGGCCTGTGACAATTTTTGCAAAACTTCCTTGCTGTTCATGACTGTATTTTTGCGCATTATGCGCATTATGTCAATCATTTTTACGCATCATACGCATTTTTATAACACGCTCCAGATGTAATCAGGCTCCAGACCGGTGACGTCGGCAAAGACCTCTTCGGGATCACGGCCTTCATCGAGGGCCTCCAGCATGGCCTCGCGGGCCTCACGCATCACTTCCAGCGCCTCGTGGCGGGAAAGGCCGTCTCGTTCCATGCGGATGTACAGGATTTCGTTCATATCAGGCTCCTTTTTTCTGTGGCCCCGGCGAAAGCCGGGGCCTTTCTCATTTAGCGGGCAGCGCTTTCCAGCCAGTGGGCGAAATCCAGAACGGCCTGGCTACCGCGAGGCAGGCCGTTCTGGAGGCTCTCCTTGCGGATCGTCCATCCGGAGCGGCGATACGGGCCGCTCAGGTAGTAGCCGGAGCCGCCCGTGTAGTTCTCGCGGTTCTCCTGCCCTTCCGTGGCCAGCTTTTCCGTGGGGCCGAAGGTGGCCGCCAGCTTGCGCATCTCGCGGAAATTGTTGCGGTCGGACTTGGAGAAGCCCAGCAGGACGCGCTCGGTCACCCTATGCACGATGTAGTCGGTCATGATGTCGCTTATGGCTTCGCGCAGCTCGGCGACGATGTATCCCTTGGCCCACTCCGGCGTGTGTTCCTTCCAGAAGGCCTCGCACCGGCTTTCCCGCTCGCGGCGCTCCTGCTGCGCCTTGGCCTTCTCCTGGGCGCGGATGGCATCCGCCTGCAGGACGGACTGGTACAAGGCCTCGCAGCTGGACTGATCCTCGCGAAACTCCGTATTGGGGTGCCAGTGGATGATGGTGCGGTACGGCTCGGCGATGCCGTGGGCGGGGACCCATTGGCCGTAAGGCCGCCCGTCCTGCCCTTCCGAGGTGGCGATGAACAGCTCAGGCCTGCCGTAGCTCTGACGGGTGCGGACGACCGTGTAGACCCTGCTGTAGCTGATGACGAGGCGGCCCAGATAATCAGGGCTGTCCTGGGGGATGTGGGGGGAAAACATGATGCGCATAAGGTGACTCCTTTGTTGCGCCCTGCCCGGCCTGTGGCACGACCGGGCGGGGCGGATTACAGTACAGACAGGATGCAGCCCCGCCGAAGCGGGGCTGCTCATCAGGAGTCCAGCCTTTCACGGACGCACATGGCGGCGTAACGGCCACGGTTGTTCAGCATCCGTACCCACGCCTTTCTGGTGGGCGACCAGCGGAAGCCGTGGCCCTTGAGCAGCTGGCGGGTATCGTCATCGGGTTTGCCCGGAAAAAGGAACATTATCCGGTTTTCCTCCGTGTCCTCCCGGTAGGTGTATCCCTGCCCTTCCTCTTCCCTGCTCTCGGCAGCGGCGGCCCGCTCCAGCTCGCGGATGCGCTGCTCCACCCGGCGGATGTTGGCGTTGCTGTTCTGGAGGGAGTAAGGCGCGAAGCCCACACGCCCCAAGAAGTCAGGCTTGAGGATGTCCTGCGCTTCCCCTTCGCTCACGCCCAGCGCCATGAGGTTCGCTAGTTTGGCTTCGAGCGTCTTGCCCTTGCGGATGGCGGCATTGGCTGCCTTCATGAACTCGTGGTTCCGCCGCAGGTTCTCCAGCTTGTCATTGAGCTTGTCCAGGGCATCAGGATCATCACTGGAGATGCCGCCGCTCCCGACCTTGGCGGCCTTCTCCTCGTAGTAATCGGCCTTGTCCATGGTGGCGAAGGCCTTGCCGAAGGTGTTGTGGATGCGGTCGCGGTAGCGCCTGTCCCGGCCCTCGGAGTGATGCCCCACGAGGATGGGCTGGCCAAAGGGGATGGCCGAGGCCATCTCGTGGGCCTGGTCGTGGAGCCGGTGCGCTTCGTCACGCAGCCGGCTGGCCTTTTCTTCGTAGCGTGCCCGGCGGGCTTCCTGCTTTTCTTCGTAGCTGTTCATGATGGTGTCCTTTGGGTTGAGGTTGCCCTGCCCCGGCGTGTGGCACCACCGGGGCAGGAGGGATACGGCCTAGCACCCTTCGAGGAGGGGATAGAGCATCTCGCAGTTGATGACATCCAGCAGGACGAAGGCATCCGTGATGTCCCGCATTTCCATACTGGCCCGGAGTTCGCCCATCAGGGCGACGATGGCGGACGAGGCCCCTTCCATGTCAGCGGTGCGGAAGCGGTAGCCCATCTCCGCAGCCGCCGTTTCGGGCAGGCCATGCGCGGAAACGCGGGACAGGATCTTGCTGGCGTTGTGGATGATTCTGTAGCTGCTCATTCTCAGGCTCCTTTGAGATAACTTGTTGAATTTCAATAACTTATCTATACAATAGAGCGGCGTTGTCGTACACAAAAAAGTAAAGAAAATCGGCTAAATGGCAAAAAAAGCCCCCCGAAAACGGGGGCTTTGAGATCATTTCACGCGCAGTCCTGGCCCGGCGTTGACGGCCCGGCGACGCTGGCGCAGCAGCGTATGCTGATAGATCTGGAGCAGCATCCCCTCGTTTTTGTGCCCCATCACCTCCGCGACACATTTGCGGTCAGCGCCATGATCCAGGGCGTGGGACGCGAACGCATGGCGCAGGTCATAAGGACGGAGGCGTCTGCCGATACCGGCCCGGCGCAGGGCGTTGTGCCATGCCCGGCTGATGGAAAGCACCGGGCGGCCGCGGTAATGAATGACGAACTCCACGCCTGCCGCGGCATCGGCCTGTTGCCAGCGCCGTAGCAGGGGCAGCAGATCATCACGGACGGGGATGCTCCGGGCCTCGAACTCCGCGCCTTTTCTGGCATTGGGCATACGGATCAGACGGCTGTCCAGGTCGACATCCAGCCAGCGCAGCCGAAAAAGCTCGCTGGGGCCGATGCGCGGCCCCATCCCCATTCCCAGAGCGATCACCCGCTGCACATGCTCCGCAGCCACGGCGTACAGGCGCCGGGCCTCCTGCAGCGTGGGCGGGTCGATGCGCTGCGAGCGCACGGTGGGGATGCGCAGCACGGATAGCGCGTTGCTGTCCAGATGGCGGCTGCGGCAAGCCCATGCCCATGCCCCCTTGAGGATGGCCGCCCTTCGGCTGACCGTGGCGGCGCCAACCCCGCGCTGGCGCATTATCTCCATCCACGCCAGCACGTCGTCCACGCTGATGCAGTGCGCTTTTCGGTGCCCGTAGATGTCCGCAAAACTGCGGAGGTGCTGCATGGCCGTCGTCCGCGTGGACAGGCTCTGCCGGGCCTCGATATAGGCTGACAGCAACTCGGCCACAGTGAGCGTCTTCTCCGGCTGGCGGCCTTTGTATCTGGCCCGGCGCACCAGGGCTTTCTCCCGCTCAAAAATAAGGCGCTGGACCTTCTCGAAGTCCAGCGCCTCCTGTTCACTGTGGAAGGAGCGGACGCGCGGACGCCCGCTCCATGGTTCCCGAAATTTGCAGATCCAGGGCTTCTTCTTATACGGTAAAAAAATCACAGGCATAGTACCTCTCCTTTCCGGCACTATGCGGGTGAATCCCCCTACCGTCAAAGCAGCCTGCCTTCCAATTCCGCCATGAGGGCCAGGGCCTCCTTTTTGGACATTCTGGGGCCTCGATGCCCCTGCAGCCTGATCCACCAGCGATTCTTCCAGCAGCAACTGGCGCTGACCTCCCCATTCTGGCTGGCGGTGAGCCCCCGGCAGACACCGGGCAGAAGCCAGTGCAGCGGGTTCCAGTCTCGCCGGTTGAAGCACCAGCCGACCCAGTTGGCCAGATCGACCACAAAGCCCCACAGCCCGGCCTGCAGGAAACGATCCTGCCAGAAAACGCAGTCTTCGGCCCGGATGCGGGCTCCATCGTGAGCCCACGCCCCGAAACTCCGCACCGAGAAGCGGCTGCGGATGCCCCAATTGCGGATCACGCAGCGGCGCATGATGACGCGCACACCATCCTGGGCCTCCGGAGCACGGCGGCCAAAATCCCGTATGATGCAATCCTCCAGCACCAGCTCAGCGTCCGGATCCGTATCCGGGTAATCGCCGTTGCCCCACAGGATGGCCTTTCCCACTCTCGTCACCCGTGTACGGCGAATCACGGCACGCGCCCCGTCCACGCCGGAGATACCTTCATCCAGCTTGTCCAGGGGACAGCGGCCGAGATCGACCGTACAGTTGCGGATAACCACAGGGCCATCGCTGCCGTACACCGTGATGCCGTCCCCTCCCCGGCTCACGGGAGCCGTGATGTACACATCCTCGATCACGCCCCCGATAGGGAGAGACAGCCCATCATCGTCCTGCATCCTGACCTCCCATGCCGTGCTTCAGCCGTTCGCTCTCCTCGACGCGCTTGGCGTTGTTGAAGCGATCAAGCGTGCCCACCAGATAGCCGGTGATGCGGCGAATCCTCTGGAAAGGAACGCCTTGGCCCCGCGCCCGGGCATCAGGGACGGGATCAGATGGCATACGTCACCTCCACGGCCTGGACGGCGGCGACGCTGTCAGCAGCCTGGACAAGGGCCAAAAGCTCGTCGCGGCGGGCCGAGTGCAGAGCCAGCAGGGTGTCCGGGCCATCCGGGTCGACGGCGGCCAGCGAAGCGGCGGCCACCGAGACATCCGTCACCGAGGGGCTGGCGGCAGGCATGGTGAGGCTGGCGATAATGGCCGCATCACATGCGGACCGGATCTCGCACTCTTTCTCTTCCCTGACCACAGACAGGGGCTTTTCCGGGCGCTGCGTGGTCGCACCAGACGGAAGCGGGCCGAGATCTTCGGTGTAGCGGGGCTGGCTCTGCCAGTCGTCGCCTTCGGACGGTAGCCAGTACGGCGTGCCGCCCTGCTTCGTCCCCTTGCTGTCCAGATGCTGACGGTGATCCTCCACCAGCTCCCATTCGTTCCCCGTCCAGCGGGCGACATGACCTTCCGGGATATTTTCAGGCGGCGGGGCAGGAGTAGCGGAGGCGCTTTTGGTCAAAGGCTTGCCATTGAGCTCCTGTGCCGGACGAGCCCCCGTATACTCGCGGGTCTTCACGTCGAACATGTACATCATGGTTGCCATATCATTCTCCTTTTAGGGTTAGTGGTTAGCGATGGACGAAAGTTTTTCCGAAATTGGGGGCAGGGGACAGGGGCCGGGGATACCAATCGCCCTGGTG